CACGGAACGCGTGCATTCCACAACGAAGTCCTACTGCATCGCTGACACTCCAATCAAAACTCCCCTGATACTGTGTTTTCCGGGAGACATCCTCGAACTGGATTTGGGTTTCGTTATTGGCCCCCTTCGACTCAGGCGCCGTGGAGGTGACGGCAGAGCCTGCATGTGTGACCTCGGAAACTTTTTGCTCGCTAACTGCGACTGGACCAGTTTTAAGCATCTGGACCTCAACCTCCTCATTGGGCGAAATAGAGGGGAACAAGGACATATTCTGAGCACCCATGAATTGTAGCTGGATGTCACCTGAAACGTACATATTGATGCCAGCGTGGGAAATGGACGAAGGAGGCGACTGAAGGGGGTTGAGTACCATAAGTGTCCAAGTGCCCAAAGTGGTCGAAGCCTCATCTCCTGGGCCATTTGGTATACGCAATCGCTCAGTAGCACTCCTAAAGGGCACAACCACGTCAAAGTCCGTGACAGCGGAAGCAATGTCGATGATGATGGCACCTTGCGAAGTTGCTTGCTCCAAGTTGACATAAGGCTCATAGCTACCAATAGCCAAAGCCATAACCAGACGGCCAGTTTGGAGCTGTGAGGTCACCATCTGAATTCGGTACTTCAAAGATCCGGTCCAGAAAGAAGCCTGGCACGAGACGTACTCCAACGCAGTGGGAGTTATAACGTCACCCTCATGGCCAGACATGAGATTTGGGCAAGGAGTCAAGAAGCCACTAGCAAGCACGGTTCCTGGGACCATGCTCGTGTTCCAGGTGGCGCTTAGCAAGTAAGTTGACAAGCCAGTCAGATGAGAAACGTCCATCTCATCCTCCTCCACGCCAAAATCACCCACGGTGGGCATAAGCGTGTTGCCAGGGGCTAAACTCAAACTTTCTGCGAAAGTCCAGTTCTCACCATTGGTCATGAAGGGGAGACGGTCAACAACAGGAACGGGCTGAGCCGAAATATTAGGCTTGTCCAGGCCACCGGTCGTCGCCTGAACCCGGGACTCTATCGTATCACGCGTGCCGGTCAGGTCCAACGTCGAACCCGCAATTTCCGACAGATTATAATTCTGCGTAATGGACTTACTACCCATAGCGCCCTGGGGAACAACGCGCTCGGCATTGAATAGAGGCGAAACTCGGACGTCTTCAGCATGGAGCAGAACGCCGTGGTCCTTCCAGGCTCGGTGTCGGTATATGTCACTGTATGTAAGGAAACGATTGGCCTTGACACCCAGCGGACTCATGCTGGTGACAGCATCCTTGTAGACCATGTCAAAATTGTCACGTGGGCCACCCCACATCCTGAATAGAACACCATTGAAATTATCCACAAGTCCATCCAACGGACAAACAGCATCAGTGATATAACGCACACTCTTAGCACAGTCCTCTGGCTTGGCATATGCATAGAACCTGCGCCCAGGGAATACATCTGGATCAACGTGAGTGTTGAAACCAATGAACGAAAGGTCCTGCAAAGGCGTTAAACTGGTAGTCAGAATAGCTTCCTTATCTGCACCAGTATAACCAATGCCCCGACGAGCACACCATTGCTGGATGCGCAGCGGGTTAAAGAAACGTTTCATCAGATTGTGGACGGTATAGATGTGGTCATCGCCATAAGTAACGAACCAAACATACAAGGACATCTGATTGTAGCCAATACGTCCGATCTTTGCAATGCCTTCTTGTGAGTTGAATTCATCCACGCAATCAAACCAGAACATACGCAAAATCATCTCAGTAAGAAAATCATTTATTTCAGTGGTGGCATCATTGCCCGTGGGCTGCTTCGAATTTGACATAAAGACGTCACATCCCTGGACTTCAAGGGTGTTCACGAGAGAGCTTCCCAAACTGAAACGCGCATCACGATCTGCCTGTGTCCAATGGGGGTCCTTGGCTTGATACCACTTATCCATGACGTCACACCACTTATAAATGATCTGGCCTCCAGAATAAGTTTGATGGCTCTTGAAATCACCATCACCACCCATAACACTCACCTGGGCAGCAGCTTTGTGCATGTTATCCCAGTCCGCACTCAAAGGGTCTCGCCCGATGAACCCATTAGTGTCGGTGGATCCCTCCCGAATGGCCGCAATCCCAGTGCCAAAAAGGCGGCGGAAGGGTACGGAAAAATCGGTAGGTCCAGAACAAATGAGGCGCGTTTTATTGGCAACAATCTTACGGAGTGGGAGAACCTCGTCCTTCAAAAAGGTGTACCAAAAATGGCAAGGAGTCTGACCTTTTTGCATGCCAGCCCAATCCGCATCAAGCTTGTGTCGAAGGGCCTGGTTCTCAACAGACCAAATCGGAACAATAGAATCTGTGGCCTTAAACAAGCCGCGTTTCTCCTTCTTGCCAGGAGGGAGCTCCTTGTTCCAGAAAATGCCAGGGAGTGTATCCATGCGCATAGGAACCAAACCTTCTGCGCCATTTATGGCCTCATGTTCAGTCAGTACGCGCATAGGTTTCGGAGACGCACACAACTCGGCCAAGTACATGGTAGCGGCCCTATCCAGAGAGGCCGCATTGAAAACAGGTGGGGGCATATCCGCACGGTCAACAGCCTTACTGAGTATACCACCTATCCCAGGCGTAATACAGCGCGGATGTTTCGTGGACATAACAGCCGGCTCATGATCTCCCAAGGACGCAAGGCGAGAAGTACCCGCAACCAGAGATTGAACGTAACGCGTATTCTTATCACGGTAATCGGCACCTGCATAACGCCCAACATAGCGGAAAATAGAGTTCGACTTACGGGAAAACCGCGGCTCGTCACACTCGCCAACGACGCGCAACGACTGCACCACAACTTCCTCATCAACCTGAGTAATTATGGGGTCAATCTTGGAGGTGACAGCAGCCTCGAGAGCCACAATCGCAGCCTTCAAGTCAACCCGGTCAATGGCCATAGAGACACCAACACGCAGGGTAGCATCTCGTGGGTCCGTCTTGGCACAAACATGCATGCCGTGTATCGACCCACCACTAGCAGAAGGTGCCACTAACAAATCACCACAATAACCAACAATAGTTTGTATGCCATAGGTCCACTGGCGGAATATGTTAGTGTCGCGTGTACTGCCCACACCAGAATATCGCGTGAGCTGATCAGCACGCCGAGCCAAAGGAACACGCTCAAAGAAACGCTGAAGCTTCTCATCCTTAATACGGACCTGGAGTAACGCACCATTCTGTATGGAGCGTGAGGCCGTTGACTTAGGCTGGGCGAAATGGGGTAAGATATCGGGACGCTCACCCACATGGAGCGGGAAGCGGTAGACCACTGCGTCACCCTCCATGTCACACAGCTCGTTACGTACGATGCCAGGGACCCTAACTGCCTGAAGGCAAGCACGGGAAAACTGGATGCTCTTAGTACCCGAACTGGTAACTAAAGTCATCTCCGTTCCTTCGGGAAGGTACGTCGGACGGCCAGTAGTATCTGTAGTACGGAAGAGATGGCGCGGCAAGAGCCCATACGTGCTGCGAAGGAAAGTCCCACCAGCAGCCCCTGAAGTGGTCTGGAGCCAATGGCGGTTGCCGAAAACCTTAGACATCTCCTGGCCATGCATAAAGGTTTCAAGCTTGTCCGCGGACTGGGCTGTAACCTTGGACCAAGGTGCAGCAGCCCAGGCAGCCTTATTGGCATAGCCTGCGAAGCCACCGACACGCGAATCGTTATAACCAGACTCTTCACGCTCACGTGCACCCTTATGGTAGGCGCCACCAGCGTCGTACCAGCCCTGGGGTTTGGGGTCATCCTCATCAAGAGGTTCCTCAGGTGGTTCTTCTTCCACTGGTGCTGCAGCCTCAACTATGGTGTCATAGAGGCTCTTGAGACCCTTCCCGGCAGTATAAACGCCATAAATGACGGCTATAAGCTTAAGAGTAATCTTCATGGCCTTAACGAGCTGTGCACTCGTATAACGCACCACCATATCATCAAGCGCCCTAGCCTTGATACGAGCCCACCTAGCGAGCGTCGAAAAAAGAGACTGTTTCCAACGGTAAGCCTGCCGCATCGGATCCCACACGAGCTTGGTCAACATAGACGCGCTAACGGGCCGCAGTTCATCAGAATTCAAAACCTCATCCATGAGTTTCGCGTCTGCTTCAGGGTCGGAAGGAACACAACAGCAATTTGGACAGCCTTTGCCTCCAGTAAGCTTATTAACCTGGGCTTTCACACTGGGAACTAAGGCAGCAGCGGCACTATATGTAGAAGCGCGCGCAGACTGCTTGACCTCCTCAACTGCCTCACCCAACAAACTCTGGTGGTCCATCTGGGTTTCGACTGCTTCAAGGCTGGCTGCAGAGGCAAGCTTGCCTGAACGCCGCTTGTTAAAAGCGAATTGCGTACTGGGCTTTGGGCGTACCGGTGCATCATAGCGGCGTCTTTCTTTGCGCTTTTTGTCCCTCTGGCGCCCATTACGGCGCTTTTGAGTAGCATAGGCTTGGGCCTCAACTTCTTCATCTTCGTCAGTAGGAGCAAGAGAACCAAAGGGGTTAGCAACGGCGTTGGCAACCGCTTGCAACGTGCTAATGGACTTCTTATGCTTGGTAGGATCGAGCAACAAAGTACTGGAAGGCTCCTTAGGCCGAAAAGCTGGCTTCTTCGTTTTCATGTCCATACGTGTACGTAAAGTCTCAAGGAACAATTTACTCGTCGCATCAACACGTTCATATTTACGCTGTTCATAAGCCATGCCTGCGCGCATACGGGATATAATCCAAGTAATTGGCACATCCGAGGCCTCTGAAACACCACCTTCCGAATTCAAAAACGACACGTCGAAGACATTCGCCTCAAACATACACATTTGTTCTTCTGATAGTTTGGCCTGAGCTTTCCCAAGATTAAGTGAACCGTTGGGATTCCGGTACTCTGGTCTCGCAGACATGTTGATATGTAGTCCCGTAGGGTTTCCAATGAACCGGTTCTGGAAAGCTTCAGAGTTAGTAACAACTTTTGAAAGTCCTTCCATCTCTGT